ATTAAACGTATTGTTGCTGACCTTGTTATCACTGGTATTACATTTAGGGAAGACGCTAATACAGGTTATGCACTTTACTGTGATATTTCTTGTGAACAAGTTACATTTGTTGATTTAGAGAGAGTTAATATTCCAAAAGCTGTTGCTACACCAATTAAAAAGAAAGCTGCATCAAAACAGTCTCTTGGTAAGTGTGATAGTACAGTTAAAGATACATCACAAGATGCAAATAGTAAAGTTGATGAATCTGTTAAAGACGTTGACCCACTAAGACAGGCGGATGCTAATGGCTAATTTATATGTTGATTTAATCTTAGCTAACTTACCATCATATTCTTACTCTGTTTCTTTAGAAGGTAATTCATACGTTCTTGAGTTTAATTACAATGAGCGTATGAAACTTTACTGTATGTCTATACTAACAGCAGATAGTGTTCCAATTGTTCAAGGTGTTGCTGTTGTACCTAATTACCCCATCACTTTAGATTACAATATTCCTGAGCTTACTGGATACTTTTGGTTAACTGAAATCGCTACTATTATTTCAGAACCTTATAAAGAATTTCCAGAAAATATTAATGAATACTATAATTTTATGTACATTTATGTAGAACCGGAAGAAACATAATGGCACTTCAAAGGAACAGAGGATATAGCCTCACCATTGGTAACTATAAAACTGGTGAAGGTATTCTTATTGAAGATTTACAAGTAACTTTTGATATCAGTAAATCCTCAAGTAATAAGGATAAGACAAACTCTGCTGCCATTGAAATCTACAATCTTAGTGATGAAGATTTAAAGCTTATCGATACAGACTACCCTAAAGCTGTGTTCTCTGCTGGTTATCGGGATACTTTTATTAAGGAGTTATTTTCGGGTCAAGTTATCAATGTAACTACAAGAGAGCAAGGTACAGATAGAGTAACACAGATCCAAATGGGAAGTGGCTATACAGAACTTAATCACGAGATTCTAAGTCAGCTCACAGTACCGGGTAAAACAGTTAAGGATACTTTTGAGGATATACGTAAAGCAATCCCTAATATTAGTCGTGGTGTTTACAACGGAACCAACCTTAACAATCAATTAATTTATGGCTACCCTTTAATGGGTACTCCTAAAGATATGTTAGATGAGTTGTCAGAAAAGTATGATATTGATTGGCAATTAGATGGTGATGTTTTATATGCCCATGATAATGATAGAGCATCAACTGAAAACTTTGGACAAGCTTATTTAGTTAGGTATGATACTGGGCTTATTGAAAGTGCCTACCGTACAACTGGTGATGTTCGAAGATCGAAGAAAGATAAAGTTAAGAAACAAAGCACACAGTGGAAGATGCTTCTTAATGGGGACATTACAGCCGGTAGTATTGTTAAACTAGAAGAGGATAGCCCTCTTGACGGCTGGTATAAAATTGATTCGTTAAGGCACCAAGGAGACTATAGAGGTCAAGCTTGGTACACAGAAGTGAAGGCTAGCGCCTTAGAAAAAGTAGTGAGGTCTTAAGATGTCAAGAGAGGCTTCATTAGAAGAACTATTAAAGTCTTCTTTCCAAGCACAATTAGTAAACCAATGGACTTCAATTCCTTGTATTGTAGTTAGTGTTCGTGATGGATTGAATGGACAGATGGTTGATATCCAACCAACCATTAATCAGAAACAAAAAGACGGTACTGTAAAAGAACGTTCTGTAATTCTTGGTGTTCCTGTAAGCTTTCAAGTAAGTAAGAAGGCTGGATTTACATTCCCAATTGAGGTAGGCGATACAGGTATTGCTTTATTCTCTATGCGGTCTCTTGATGTATGGAAAAGCAGCAACGGTTTGCCATCTACGCCTAATAATAATGCAAAGATGGATAAATCTGATGCTATGTTTATCCCTGGCCTACAACCTCCGGGTATGGCTGTAAATAATCCAGCAAAGCATGTTCTAACTCATTCAACATCAGATACTGTCTTGTTTCAAAATCTTGGTGGTGTTGAAAGTGAAGTTAGATTAAAGGCTGATGGTAGCATTGAAATTAATACATCCAATCAGCCTGTCACTATTAATTGCTCTGTCGCTAATATTAACGCAACAGAAGAGATAAACTTAAGTTCCCCTGTTATGAATGTTGATGTTCCTGCTACTACTTGGACTGGGGCTATTACATTTAATAGCAACATCACCCAAATTGGATCGTATGTTCAGACAGGTTCGTACACTCTAGCAGGCTTGGCCACTCTGAATGGAATTCCATTTGATAGCCATCGTCATACAGGTGTCACGACAGGCCCAGGAACATCAGGTGGCCCAGTCCCATAAGGAAAAGTTGTGGATCTTTTATTAAACGAAGCAAAAACAGATTTGATCTTTCACAATGGACCCCTAGAAAAACAGTATACAACTCAACCATTCACACAAACTGTAGCTCAGAGACTTTTAATACGACTGAGAACCTTCAGAAATGAATGGTTTATTAATACTGAATATGGTGTGCCTTATTGGCAGGAAATTCTAGGCAAAAAGCCAGGTAAGGCAAGAGTAGATGCTATTTTTCAAGAACAAATTCTTTTAGAAGTTGGTGTTAAAGAAATCGTTTCTTTTAATTCCACTTTTGTTAACAAACAATACTCCCTAACCTTTTCTGTAAAGGTAGTGTCGGGTGATGTTACAGAATCAATTACAATTACCCCCACTATTTAAGGAGTCTTTATGGCTGGCGTAACACCTACTGGCTTTGAAATTAAAAGGCTTCCGGAAGTATTAACTGAATTACGTGCTGAGGCTGTAGAGTTATTTCAAGATCAAGTTGCCCCAGGTGATCAAGTAGACTTATCTGACAGTTCAGCGCTCGGTAGGCTCATTGCTATTATTTCACCAGCGTTAGCTGATTTGTGGGAAGCGGCACAACAAGATTACTCTGCTTTTGATGCAAACTCAGCTACTGGTATTGCTCTTGATAACCTTGTAGCATTAGCTGGGCTAGTAAGACAAGGAGCATCGTCTACCACAGCATCTGTTGTTGTAAGTGGAGACACTAACACTCTAATAACCTCTGGTTCTGTAGTCTCTAGCTCAACTACAGGTGAAAGATTTAACGTAAATATCCCTATAGCTTTAGTTCCAAGTATTGCATCTGGTGTTGGCGTTACAACTTTATCAGTTGCAGATAGTACACTGTACACTATCACCTATGCAAACACAACTACTACACAGAATATTAATTACACATCAGGTGTGGGTGCAACACAAGCATCTATTTTGTCTGGCTTAAAATCTGTTGTTGATGGTGGCCACCCAACACTTACTGCAACTATTAACGGCTCAACTCTAAACATCATGCGTAATGATGTATTCCAAACAGTTAGTTTTAGTACGTCTGCTAATATCGGAATTACTAAAGTAACTACAGTTGGAGAGGTTATAGCTGAGAATACCGGACCAATTGAACAAGAGTCTGGAAGTATCACAACTATTGCTACACCAATCCTTGGCTGGGATAGTGTAAATAATCCGCTAGCTGCATCTCCAGGTTCTAATGAAGAAACTGATGAAGAGCTTCGTGAACGCTTTCGTAATGCTAAATTTGATCGTGCTACTAATACTTTAGACAGTATCTACACAGCTTTAATCAACGTAGATAATGTTCAAGAAGTTGTTATCTACGAAAATGACACTGATGTGACAGATGGTAATGGCGTTCCAGAGCACAGCTTCTTACCTATTGTGGTTGGAGGTGTAAGCACAGAAATAGCAAACGCCATTTGGGATAATAAACCAATCGGTATCTTAAGCTACGGTAACACCACTGTTAGTATTAATGATATTCAGGGATTCCCCCATTCTGTTAGCTTTTCTCGTCCAAATCCTGTTGTGATCTATATTTCAATTGACCTCACTACAGACGCTAATTTCCCAGCTAATGGGATTGCACTAATGAAGCAGGCTTTGATTGACTATTTCCAAAATAACTTTGGTATTGGTGATGATGTTATTTACAGCAGGCTTTACACGCCTAT